CGGCTAGACTTGCTGCACTAAAAGCAGAAGTAGAGGAACGTAATAGGCGACAAGCAGAAGCAGATGCAGCTAAAGCAGCACAAGTACAGCATGCTAACATCTCTACTTACTACGATGCTTTGCGTGCTGGAGAAGATCCGTCAAAGTTTGCTGACATCCTTCAAAGTTCTTTATCAGACCAAGGCTATATTACATCCGGCGCTGACATGGCTGAAGCAGGTGCATACGCTCCTGTAGAAGATTTATTTATTGTACCCGGTGGCATAGACACTAGCAACGTAGGTGAGTTTAAGTTTGACAAGACCCTAGAAGATTTTAAGGGTTATGACTTTGACTACGGCAATATCTCTAATGAGAACCTAAAGAAGTTCCAAGAAGAACTTATGCCTGTCATGGCCCCAGAGGTAGCACAGGCACAGCTAGAAGGTCAGAGTTATCAGAATGCACTGATACAAGCCTATGAACGCTCACCTCAAGTACAAGAGATATATGCCAAATATGACATATCTCCACAGCGCATAAGCCGTAACAACGCATCTGAGTACGTATACGATCCTTTTACTTTTGGTGAAATACAGACTGTAGACAGAAGCAAAGGCTTCATGGACTACGTAGGAGATGTTGTAGAAGCTGGGCTACCTGCAATAGCTGGAGCAGGGTTGTTTGGGCCAATAGCAGGAAGCATATCTTCAGGCTTAGGTGCTACAGGGGCAGCTAATACTGCGCTCACAGGTGCTTTAACTGGCGCAGCTACAGCAGGGGCTACAGGTGGCGATCCGCTAAAAGGAGCTATTGCTGGTGGATTAGGTGGCTTTGCAGATCCTCTTATTACTGGAGCAGACTTAGGTACTTTTGGCACTGCTGGTGCTGAAGGTCTTAGTGCTGCCGCTATTGCTGGTCTTACAGGTGGCGATCCACTAACAGCAGGATTGACTGCCGCTGGCACATCTCTTGCTAGTGATGCTTTAAGTAATATAAAAGAAGATCGTTTAGCAGGGTTTAGAGAAGATGTAGCGGCTATTGAAGTTCCTGAGTTACCTGAGTTTGACGTAGGTGCTGGTTCAGGAGACTTACCTTTTGATGTTGATTTAGAGTCAGCAGTAGAAGATGCAGCTTTTAGAGCAGAAGTAGCTGGTATTACAGTACCGGAAATACCTGAGCTTGATGTTGGTGCAGGCTCAGGAGATTTACCTTTTGATGTTGATATTGAACTTGGTTCTCCTAGGACACCTACGGCTTTACCTACTGAAGATTTTACAACTTTTGGTGTAGGTGACTCTTTTGTATATAGGCCGGGTGCTGATACTACAGGTTTATTGACTTCTAACAGATTTATAGAGCAGCCGCCTGTTGTATCTATTGAAGAAGACCCTGAGCTAACAACAGTTGGAGAATACAGGCAGTTATATCCAGACTTTGTTACTGAACCAATAGCGCCAGTGCCTCCTACGCCTACACCTGATGTAGACTTAACACCTCCAGAAATTACTCCTCCTGCTATTTCAGAAGTTGTAGCACCAGAGTTTGTTCCACCTACTTTAGACATAGCTCCTCCAGTTATACAGCCTGAGCCTATACGTATACCTACTCCTGTTGCAGGTGGTGGCGGTGGAGCCGCAGCAGGAGGCCCAGTTACAAGCGGATTATTGACAAGCGGTAGTGTAACTAATGCTTTACTTACAGGAAACTTTAATGATTTAGCAGCACCAGTACCTGCTCCAGCACCAGTACCTGCTCCAGAGCCTACGCCTTCTCCTGTAGCTCCTGTAGCTCCTGCTCCAGAGCCTACACCAGAGCCTATGCCTACATCAGAGCCTATAGGCGTAGAGCCTCCTGTAGAAGCTGTAGAGCCTACACCAGAGCCTCCTGTAGAAGCTGTAGAGCCTACAGACATATTTACAGATACTGTAGACACTACACCATTTGGTGAAGCAGATCTTACTACAGCTAGAGAAGAAGGGTTTGCTGAAGGCCAAGAAGGATTAACGCAAGCTCAAGAGAATTTAGCTACAGCACAGCAAGAAACTCAAGAAGCTAAAGCTAAAGCAGAGCAAGCAGTTGCTGCCAGAGAAAAAGCAGAGCAAGAAGCAGAAGCAGCAAGACAACAATCTGCTCAAGCAGAGCAAGATAGACAAGCTGCTTTAGAAAAAGCTGCACAAGACCGCACTGCTGCAAGCCAAGCGCAAGCTAAAGCTGCTGAAGCAGAGGCTGCAAGAGCTAGAATAGAAGAACAAGCAGCCGTTGATAGAGCAACTGCTGCTAAGGAAACAGAAGCTAGACAAGAGGCTGAACGTCAAGCCTCAGAAGCTAAAGCTAGAGAAGCTGAAGCTAAAGCTAACGCTGCTAAAGAAGTTGAAGCAAGAACTAAAGCAGAGCAGGAAAGAACTAGGATAGAGCAGGAAGCTGCTGAGTACAGAAAAACAGCAACAGAGACTTCCAATAAACTTTCAGAAACTCTTGAGTCTACAAAAGCAGACTTAGCGGAGCAACGTGACGTAACGCAGGCATTACAGACAGATATTGATGGTTTGAATGAAGCAGTTACTGGTCTTAAAGGAACTGTAGAAAGTCTACAAGGCAAACTAAGCGAGGCTCAAGAAGCTAGAGAAGCTGCGGTGAATCAAGGTAATGATCGTCTTGTTGAATCCATAACTAAGTACGAAGGGATGCTAAGGCAAGAAATTGAACAGTCTCAAAAAACTTTAGCTGATGCTGTAGAGGCTGGTAATACTAAAGTAGATGAAGCTGTAGCTGCTGGTAAAGCTGCTGTAGATGAAGCTGTAGCAGCAGGAAAAGCTCTTGGTGAAGCTAAGTACGGTGAAGGTTTAGGCACAGGCAGAGGTCAAGGTGCAGGGGCTGGCATAGGTGCAGGACTAGGCTTAGGCTTACTAGCTGGTATGGGAGGCGGTGCTGGTGGAGGCGTAGGGACAGGCTTTACACCTAAAGACTTTGAAGACTATAAGTTTAGAAAAACATATGAAGCACCTGAGCTATTGGAAAGAACACTTCCTTTACAAGGTTATCAAGCTCCTGTCTCCTTAAATTTATTTAGAGGATTTGTATGAGTACCACATATTTGAACATAGTCAACGAGGTACTACGTAGGCTACGAGAAGATGAAGTAGCAAGTGTAACACAGAACACTTATAGTAAGATGGTGGGAGACTTTGTCAACGATGCTAAACAAGTAGTGGAAGACTCACACCAGTGGTCTACATTACGTACAACTATTGTAGTACCTACTGTTGAAAATACTACAGAATATAGCTTGACAAACGCTGGAGAACGTGTTAAAATATATAGTGTCATTAACGACACATCAAACTTCTTTATGCACTATCAAACACCTAACTGGTTTAATAATGCTTATTACATTTCTGGTGAAGTAACTGGTAGTCCTGACTCATATACCTTTAGTGGTATTGACAGTAACAATGATACTAAAGTAAGAGTATACCCTAAACCATCAGGTGTGTTTAGTTTACGTTTTGATTTAATTGCTAGGGAGCCTGAGTTATCTGGAGATGCAGATACTACAGTCTTACCTAAGAATGCTATTGTCCACAACGCTGTAGCTTTGTTGGCTAGGGAGCGTGGTGAGACAGGTGGTACTACAGCACAGGATTACTTCTTGATTGCAGATAAGCACTTGTCTGATGCCATTGCATTGGATGCTTACAAGAACCCTGAAGAATTTATTTACACGGTTCCATAATGGCTCAAGAAAGACAAAACATTTATATTGCTGCTCCGGGTTTCAAGGGTCTTAACACACAAGATGCTCCTGTTGCTCAGGATGCGTCCTTTGCGTCTATTGCTGAGAATATGGTAGTAGATAAGTACGGACGTATTGGCGCTAGACAGGGCTTAGATAAGCTCACAAGCAGTGCTACGCCACTAGGGTCTAGCATTGGCATTGAGTCTATCTTTGAGTTTGTAGACCAAAGTGGTGACATTGCAGTATTCTCTACTGGCAATAATAAAATCTTTAGTGGGACTACTACACTAACGGACATTACACCTGCTGCTTATACTGTTAGTGCAAACAACTGGAAGATTGTAAACTTTAACAATCACTGTTTCTTCTTCCAAAGAGACCATGAGTATCTTATATACACTGATGAATCAGGCACAGGTGTCCTTGAATCTCATAGCAACCATGCTCATGCTACAGGTACACCACCACAAGCTAACGAAGCTCTAGCAGCCTTTGGTCGCATTTGGGCTGCTGACGTTACTGGTAACAAATACACTTTGTATTGGTCTGATTTATTGGCAGGCCATGCTTGGACAGGGGGTACTTCAGGCTCACTAGACTTAACTACAGTGTGGCCTACAGGACACGATGAGATTGTAGCCTTAGCAGAGTTTAACGACCTGTTGGTTATCTTTGGTAAGCGTAGTATTCTATTGTACTCTGGTGCAAGCTCACCGTCTACTATGGTACTTGCTGATGTTATTACTAACATTGGATGTATTGCTAGGGATACAGTACAGTCAACAGGTACAGACTTAATCTTCCTGTCTGACACAGGTGTACGTAGCTTAGGCAGAGTTATCCAAGAGAAGTCTAACCCTATTGGTGACGTATCTAAGAATGTACGTGATGAGATGATGTTCACTGTCAACACACAGACTAACAACATTAAGTCTGTTTACAGTCCAGAGCATTCTTTCTATCTACTGTTCTTGCCTACAAGCTCTATTGTTTATTGTTTTGATGTCAGAGGTAAACTAGAGGACGGCAGTAACCGTGTGACTACTTGGCCTAGCACTAAGATCTTATGTGGTGACAGGGCAGCGGATGGTACTCTGTACTTAGGCTCTGTTAAAGGTATCAACAAGTACAATGGTTACTTAGATGACACTGATACCTACACAATGCGTTACTACACTAACCCATTGTCCTTTGGTGACGCTAGTAGACTAAAGATCTTAAAAGAAATTAACTTTACAGTTATTGGTGGTCAAGGCGCACCAGTAACAGTTAACTGGGGATATGACTACACTGAAGGGTACACAAAGCAAGCTGTAACTGTAGCTAACGCTAGTATTGCTGAGTATGGCATATCTGAGTACAACGTAAGCACATCAGAATACAGTGCTACAATTATTATTGACACAGCTAAAGCTAAAGCAACTGGATCTGGCAGGGTAGCCACTATTGGCTTGGACTGTACAATTAATGAAAGATCATTGTCCATCCAAGAAGTAAACATTGAAGCACTTATAGGTAGATTAATCTAATGACGAACTATACAAAAACTACTGACTTTGCAGCAAAAGATGCTCTACCTTCAGGTAACTCTGCAAAGATTGTAAAAGGCTCTGAGATTGATACAGAGTTTAATAACATTGCAACTGCATCAGCAACTAAAGCAAACGCTAATGACGCTGCACTTACTGGCACCACTACTTTTGAAACTATCTCTGATGGTACTATTGCTATCACTGCATTTGTTGATGAAGACAACATGGCATCCGACAGTGCTACGCTTGTCCCTACGCAACAGTCAGTTAAAGCCTATGTAGACTCACAGGTTACTGCACAGGATCTTGATGTAACTGATGGCTCCACTAGCATTGACATTGACCTAGACTCTGAGTCTTTAGGTATCTTAGGTGGCACAGGTATTGACTCCACTGCTTCAGGCACTGGTGTAACCTTAGCCATTGACTCTACTGTAGCTACCCTGACAGGCTCACAAACGCTGTCTAACAAGACTTTATCTGCCCCTGTAGTGTCGGGTAACTTGACTACTGATGGCCTCTTAGATGGGCGTGACGTAGCTGCTGACGGTACTAAGCTAGATGGTATTGAAGCTAGTGCAGATGTAACTGATACAGCTAATGTAACTGCTGCTGGTGCTTTGATGGACTCTGAGGTTACTAACCTAGCACAAGTTAAAGCCTTTGACTCTGCTGACTATGCTACAGCCGCACAAGGCTCTACTGCTGACTCTGCTTTACAGAACGTAGTAGAAGACACTACGCCACAACTAGGTGGTGATCTTGCTTCTAACGGCAATGACATCCTGTTTGCTGACAACGACAAGGCTATTTTTGGCAGTGGCAGCGACCTACAGATTTATCATTCAGGTTCTGGAAGTTTTGTAGATGAGCAAGGGACTGGTTCATTATACATTCGAGCAACAAACTTATTTTTACGAAGTTCATCAGGTGAAGAGTATTTAAAAGGCGTAGAAAACGGTGCTGTTACTGCTTACTACGACAACTCCCCTAAACTAGCCACCACATCCACAGGCATAGACGTTACTGGCGTTATCACCACAGACGGTATGACTACCTCTGCTGACATCAACTTTGCTGACAACGCGAAGGCTATCTTCGGCGCTGGCTCTGACCTTGAGATATTTAGCGACGGTACAAATGGCAGAATCTCATTAAATTCTGCGGCAGGTAATTTAAGGATGCTGGCTGATGAGTTTCAGTTGGCTAATACGGGCTACACAAATTTTTACCTTACAACAACAGCCGCTGACGCTGTTTTACTTTATCATGGAGGCGACCAAAAATTTGAAACCACCTCCACAGGCATAGACGTAACGGGTACTGTGACGGCTGATGGTTTGACTGTTGGAACAAGCACCATTACCGAAGCAAGCGGTGACCTGACAATAAACTCAACTGATGACCTATTTCT